CCTGTGTATGATTCGTTTAGTACCATTGTTTAGTTTATTGGCTTACTGTCAGCGAGACCTCGACACGTTTCACCACGCCAAACGGTGTCACTCCAAGATCAATACCGATTGTATTCGCATCAACCTCAAACACGTTAATGAAGAATGAACTGTCTCCGTCAGATTCAATCAACCCATCTTCCGCGAGGCCTTTTAGCTGCGATCGAATTTGCTCTCTTGCAGAAGCACGCGTATCGGGTGTATTGATTCGACCAACAGTCGACTGCCCGACGACCCGAGCAACGAGAATCACCTGATCGACAATTCGCTTTGTGAAGTAGTCACGCTCGTAGTCTGTCTCGGTCGACGTTGACAAGTTCCCAGAGACGACCACAGACCCGCCTGTCGGTGGCTGTCGAATCGGGATCACTTGGGCGTCACGTAGGTTGTTCGCGTCGGACAACGAGAGACGCTGTTCGACAGCACCAACGTTCAGCGTGTCGCGGTAGATCGAGTCGTCGAGTGCGTTGCCAGCAAGCAGTCCACCGAGCCCACCAGTAATCTTCTCGACTGACCCCTCTTTCCGTGCTGTTGCATGAAGGAACAGTGAGTCGTTGTCGATCGCGTCTGTGTATGTGCCTGTATCGTAGGCTGCTGTACCATCAGAGTCAGTCAGGTTCGGCTCTGCACCAGACAACCCAACTGCGAGCTTGTAGTCTTCACGCAGTGTGTTGACCTGCCCCGAGAGCGTGCTGGCAACCGACTCTGCATCAGAGGCCGTTGCGATCACTGCCGTTTCTTCTTCAGCAATCACAGTGCCGGCCTCACTGATCGCAGTCGACCAGTCACCGTACTCGTAGTCGAACTCGTAGTCTGAACTCGAATCAGCCTCCCACTCGCCTGTGTTCGGGTTAATGAAGACCTTGTCTGTCTCTGACCCGTCCAGTGTGGGTGCAGGTGGCGGACTCTCGTAGTTAAACTCAACAACGAAGTCATCACTCGATGAATCTGTTGCATCAGTGGTGTCTCGAACAGTGATCGTGTCGAGATCCTCAACAATTGGTGCATTTGCGAGTGTTCCGCTCGTTGTCCCAGCAAATGACTCTGCACTCACCGTCTTCTCGTCAAGCATCACGCCGAACAAGAAGCTGATGTTTGCACCGTTGCTGAGTGCATCTTTCATCTGATTTGCGAGTCGCGACCCATCACCGAACTTCCGGTCGGCGTCGAGTTGCGACTGGATCTGTGTCGGTTCATTGACATTTGCAGACCCACTCGCGGGATCACCGTACCCGATCAGCACGAGCTTTTGTTCACGACCAACAGTGACACCTGCGAGGCTGCCACCAGTGGTCTCGATCTTTACGCCTGGAAAGTTTCCGTATGTTGTTGTACTTGGCATTGTGTAGTATTATGCAAGGAACTGCAGTTCGTCGTCCACGACCTGTGAAACTGACATTGCCTCGACCTGCAACTCGTCTTGTGAAGCGATCACTGCACCATCGCCACTCCGTACTTCTGTGATGAACGATGCAGACCCAGACAGATCAGTTGTATCAACTTCTTCAGTGAACACAACTGTGCCTGTTGTTCGCCACTGACGCAGTGCAGGTGTCATTGTCAAATCGTTCACTTGATTGCCTGACCCCAGATCAAATCTGCGAATCTTGTCTGCAGGCTGTGTTGGGTCGTCGGGATCAGGCAGTGGTTCATTCAGCATTCGGCCGTCATACTGATACAACACCTGTCTAATTTGTTCCCCGAGTGCACGCTCGTCAAACCCATCACCCTCTGCAACAAGCGCATCGATCTGGACTGGCAACTCGAAGGTCGTTCGGAACAGCAGTCCGATTTCGTTTCCATTCTCGTCTCGAATGTACCGTTTGAAATTCGTATTGTGCGACGTGTACCGCTCCATCTGCTGAGGCGTGATCTCGACTGCAGGTGGCCTCAGAGCCGACTGTGCGCCCTCATCATCGATCTCAGTAGTCACGATGGTCGTTGATGCTGGCAGCTGCTGTGACTCTACAAGCGCCGTTTTGATCGACCGGAGCGCTTCAGTTGGGTACGGCATTAGTCAAGTTTGTCTTCAAGCGCCTGCTGAACTTCGTTGCCAACTGTCCCTTGAATTGCACTGACGTTGTCTTCGAGTGCAGACTGCATTGGACCTGGCTGTTGGACCTGCACACCAGGATGTGTGACGAATGCGAACCGGACCGGATTCGAAAAGCCAGGTGGTGCGTTACTCCAGTTAAACTGCAGCGGATAGTCACCGTTTGGTGTGATTTGGTAGTTTGTTTTTCGTGTCCCAAACTCCTGTACTCGTGCGTAGTCTTCATCCAGTGTCGAGCCGTACACGTGTCTGTATTGCTCGCCATCCCAACCACGTGATTCCTCAGCCACAGAGCCTTTGAGTCGACCGGTTCGAACTGGAACACGAGTTTTGGCTTCAGGAACGACCGTATCTTCCATCCGTTGTGTGATCCCACGCTGGATTGCACGCTTTTCATCATCTGGATCAGACAAACTCGTCTCAAAACTGTCAGCAAGTTCTTCGAGTCTGTCTGCCAGTTCCTCAAAGCCGTTGATTTCGACTGTCATGACTCGGGTCCAGATGCACCTTCGGTGTTGTTCGAGCGTTCGTATTCTGTACTGTCAACGCGATTCGAGCCGGTGTTAACTGCGATTGAGTAGTTGTCTGCTGACCCACCCGAGATCGCATCAAGTTGGTCGACCAGTCGGTTGTATTCTTCGAGATACCGTGACGAGTAGTTGGTGACCTGCCCGCCGTCGTCTGCCATATCACCGAGTGTTACGTCACTGGGCTCTTCTGCAGCGTGGGTCAAGACGTGGGTCGCCAGGTACATCACTGCAGACTGATGGCCCGTGAGCAGGTTTCGGTCTTCGATTGTTTCACCGTTGTTGACATCCAACTCTAGTGAGCTTTCAGCCTGGAATAGCGCCTTCCGCTTGCCCTCAACGTCGTACGTGTCTGGCCCCGAGACGGGAATGTCGTCGAGTGACACGTACTTTGGATCGTAGTTGGATGCAACAGGATTTGGCATTGTTCAGTTTAAGTGCGACAAAAAGTGTGAGCCCGAAACAACGACTTACCCTTCGATGACGACCGACGCCTCGGGGTCGATCGGGAGCCAGCCCATCACACTGTAGATCCGGTACACGTCCGTCTGTGTCCGTTCCTCAGTGTATTCCTCTGTGGTCACGCCCTCACGGACACCCTCGTAGCCGTAGTAGTCCGTGTCGACCATGAACGCACCTGGGTTCGAAGTCCCAGTGATGTTGTTCGCGTCGTCTGCCTGGACAACGGTGAAGCCTGCGATCTCACCGACCTCACCGCTCCGACGCATCTCAGACTGCACGTCAGAGGCTTCGAGGAAGTTCCCGTCCTGAAGCAGATCGTGCACGGCCTGGATGTCCCCGATCAAGAGATCAGGATTGTAGTTATCAGCCATCAACTCTCGCCGACCAGCGAGCACGTCCGAGTAGGTGAACACACCGTCTGTGTCACCCACCGTCCCCTGGTTCTGGTTCTGGAGGCGCTGGAAGGCCTGGTCGTTCATCTCCTCCGCCATCTCTCGGGCCTGACGGTCGACCTGGTCCCGCACCACGTCGATCATGGAGTCACGCTGGGCCTCGTGTGTCAGCGCAACCTCAAAGCCGTACTTGTCAAATGTCAGGCTCTTTCGCGTGTATGTTTCCTGGTCACGCGGGAACTCAGACCCCTCGTCCACGATCTTCGCCTGCCCCATATCATCGTCGGGCACGGGGAACTGGACCGTGTTCGAGTTGATGTCTGTCGCGTCGTACTCCCGGAACGCCTGCCGGTACTGCAGATTCTCCTGCACGATCTCCTCGACACGATCACGGAGAACCGGTCGTGTCAGACGGAAGTCGTCAATATCTGCAACACGGACGGCAAGCTCTTCTGCGTCCATCTCTGCAACGTCGTCTGTATTCATCTCACTTGCTGCCATTGTTTTGATTGTAATCTGTTGTCGCTCGTTGATCGTCGTTAGTCAAGCAGGACTGGCGCGTAGTGGTCACCATCCTCAGCCAACTCTGCGTCATCAAGCAGGTAGTCACCACGGCTGCCACCGGACTCTGCAACGCCTGCTGTGCCGGTCCCACCCGAGTCTGGTGTAGCCAACTCATCGCCGGCTACGAGGCCAGAGTCGACCTTCGTGAGTGGCACCCCACGGGCCTTGACTGCGAGGGCCTCACCATCTGCTGCGTCGTTCTTCGCCACGGCAAAGTAGTCACCAGCATCACTCACGTCGGCCAGTCCAACCTCAGTGTGCTGTCCGTTGTGGCCAGTCACCGAGACCAGCTCACCTGCTTCAATAGCTGTACCACCTGTATTTACGACCGTAATGTCGTCCCCCTCGGGAAAGACCGGATCGCCACCTTGAAGTGTCATTGTTCTGTGTTATGTTGTGTTATGCCGAAAGCTCGTCTGTGTCGATACCAAGCTC